GGGTAGATGTAACAAGCGGGGATAAACCGATTCCTATTCTTGATGTCAATATTCCAAAAAACGACGGCAACAAGGAAATTACTTAAACTGACTAAAAGAATTAGAGGAGTAGCCGGCGGGACTTCAGCTTCTAAGACAATCTCTATTCTTCTCTGGTTAATCGGATATGCTCAAAAACTGGATGATCAGATAATTAGTGTTGTTTCAGAAACTTTTCCTCATCTTAAACGGGGAGCAATAAGAGACTTTTTAATGATAATGCAGGAGCATAAATACTTTCAGGATAGTAGATGGAATAAAACTGATTATATTTACGAATTTGAAACCGGATCAAAGATTGAATTTTTCAGTGCGGACCAGCCGGGAAAAGTAAGAGGGCCAAGACGTAATGTTCTCTTTATTAATGAAGCAAACAATGTAAGTTATGAAGTTTATACAATGCTTGAGGTAAGAACTAAGGATTTTATCTGGCTGGACTGGAATCCGGTGAGCGAGTTTTGGTGGTATGAGGAAATATTGGGTAAGCAGGATGTAGACTTTATTACTTTAACTTATAAAGATAACGAGGCTCTTGATCCTAAAATAGTTCAGGCTATCGAAGTTAGAAAAGGAAATAAGAACTGGTTTAAGGTTTATGGGTTGGGAGAATTGGGAGAAGCGGAGGGCCGTATATACACGGGATGGCAGTTAATTGATGAAATACCGCATGAAGCACGTCTTGAGAGATACGGGCTTGATTTCGGTTATTCCAATGATCCTACGGCGATTGTGGCGATTTATTATTATAACGGTGGATACATTCTCGATGAAATAACCTATCAAAAAGGATTATCTAATAAACAGATAGCGGATATTTTAAATAACGTAACAAAAGCGGTGACAATCGCGGACAGCGCGGAGCCTAAAAGCATAGACGAGATTATGAGTTATGGAGTGCCGATACTTCCATCGGTTAAAGGACAAGGGAGTGTTCTACAGTCAATACAGTACGTCCAGCAACAGCGTATTTCGGTAACTAAGAGGAGTTTGAACGTAATCAAAGAATATAGGAACTATTTATGGCAGACGGACAAAGACGGAAAAATCACTAATGAACCGGAAGTAATTTACAAACACAGTATGGATTCTATAGCTTACGGGATGAACTCACTCAAGACTCAAGAGTCTGATGATACTATTATACCGGATGATACAAAAAGAGTAGCATCGTTGTAGATTACAAAAATTAAAAAGGAGAAATTATGCCAGCAACATTAGCTGATATTCAAAGAAAATACGGGGAATCGGTTTATCCTCTATATAAGGATCAAATAAATGAGCCATATATGGAGAATGATTCAGGGAATGGATACAAAGGTGTGGTTTTGTATGACGAATTGGAGGATAAGGTGCAATGTGCCGAGTGTGGAGAATGGGTAAAAAAGATAACTAACAGACATCTTAATATGCATGAATTTGAGTCACACAAAGATTACAAAGATAAATATTCATTGGATTACAAGACTCCACTGTGTTGTAAATCAACTAGTGAGAAAGGGAGAATATCTGCACTTAAGGCAAGTCATACAGCAAATTGGAAAAAACAAGCAATTTTGAATAAAAAATTTCTTAAGACAATTGCTGGTCTGGGTAATAAAACAAAAGCAAATAGAGGAACAACAATTCAAGAGTCTAATAAAATTGGATTGTGTGACGCACAAATTGAGTCTAGATGGAGAATCGTAGAGTCTCAGGTTGGTCATAAACCTACAGGCGAAGATTTTTTAAAATATGATAGCCAACTATACTATGGAATTAAAAAAAGATACAAGAGTCTTGGAAGAGCTAGTAAGATATTTGGTTTTAAAACTAACAAGGTTGGTGAACATTACAATAATACTTGGACAGATGTATCAATAATAGCCACGTTGAGGGCATTTGTATTGGAGAATAGACACGTGCCATTTTCAAAAGAATATGTCCAGGTAAATTTTAAACCATCATTTCCAACGATTTTAAAATATTTTGGTTCATGGCGTAGGGCTAAAATGATGGCCGGATTAGATCAGTTACTAGAGGAGTTAAAGAATGAAAAGAATGATTAATGTTATTTACTGGATGCTAGTCATTGGTGGAGTTATTCTACTTATTCAGTATCAAAATAAAAATAAAACGCCTGACTCTGAGTATGAATATCGTGGAACCTATGGAGATTTTAAATGAAATACAACCTGTCCATTTCCCAACACAACATAAAACCGCACCTTGATATTGAAAAAGACATACAAACAAGGAAAAACGGATTATTCACGTTTAATCTTAGAGTGAATCAGGGCAATATAGAAGATTATGCAAAATTCGAAACCGTTACCATCGTTCAATATCGAGAGTTTATACTCACAACTAAGTAAGAACGAGAAACTTCATATAATAATTGAGAATGAGGTAAATAAAATGGTATACGGCCAGATGAGCGTGAATGTAATTATCAGAAACGGGATTGCGGATCTGAAAACTTTGAATATCGTGGTAAACAAAAGAAACAGATATTGACATGATGTGTTAATATATATTTAGTCAATGGCGGCATTTGTCCGTCCTCGGACTCCGGAATAACACCGGAGTCTTTTTTTATGACTAAGTTAAAAGATGAAATTCTATCAAGACGCCAGAGTGCAGAAGATTACCTCGCTACTAAAAGGGACAAATGGGATACTTACGAAAGACTCTTCCACAATCAGTTAGATGACGCAATCTCCGGAAAAACACAGTCGCAGGTTTTTGATCCTAAACTTTCTACACTTTCTTTGGAACGCTCCTATCGGGTAATGAGTCAGCTTGCAACAGGTAAAGCCAAGTCAATCTCCAAAAACGATGTAGGAACTTCGATGCTGATGAATCTGATTGTAGAAAAGTATGTCAACGTGAACGCCAACGCACAGTTTGACCTTCTGACTAAATTCAGAATGACCGATCTTTATTCAAACATCTACGGTAATTTCTTCGGTCTTGTAGATTGGGATGTCAAAAAGAATGGCTATGTCGGGCCTGATTTGTGGTTATTGAATATCCGTGATGTTTTTCCTCAAGTCGGGGCCATTTCACTTGAGGACAGCGACTATATCATTATCCGTACATGGAAGCCATTATCGTATTTTGAAAACCTGAAAAGCAAAAAACAGGAAGGATTTAAAAATCTTACTTATGTTATTGAAAAATTGGAAAAGAAAACAGGGTCAAAACAGGACAGGGACGCCAATGCAACCTCTAAGCGTGAGGAAAGTCATTATCCCAAAGGTGATGAACCGAAACAGAGAGGATATTTTGAAGTCCTGTCACAATATGAAGGTGATAGATGGGTAGATTTTTGTGTAGCAGCCGACATGGAGTTTCGGGATACTAAAAACCCTCATGATAACGATGAGCTTCCGGTTGTGTGTAAATATTCAATTCCACTTTTGGATGATTTCATGGGTATGGGTGACTTTGAGAGGGGAGCTCCCATGCAGAATATAATCAATAGCTCTTGGAATTTATGGCTTGATAGTGTGAAAATGTCTATTTTTCCTCCGGTTGCGATAAATCAGGATGCTGTTGCTTCTAAATCATCTATCTCATATATTCCAGCTGCCAAGTGGTTAATGAGAACGGGACAGGGAGCAGTTGGCAACGCTGTTCAGCCTATCCAGCTTAATCCGCAAGGCGCTTCAACTTTCAATAACGTTTACCAGGTGGCTAACGGTTCGCTTTTAAATCTTTTTGGAACTACGGATACGACTATAACTAAAGAAACAGAATCAGGTTATGGTAGGACTCCTCAGGCTCTAAAGATGCAGTCGCAGCGTGAAAACGTAAGGGATAATGCGGATCGCTTTTTTATGGAGCAATTCTTAAAGTCAGTCTATAAAAAGTTTGTAAATTTAATCGCCAAGAAACAGTCAAGCGCTATTACTTTAAGACTTTTTGATGAGGAGGTACAGGAGTTTGCAAGAACTTACCCGGAAATTTCCGATATGTACGACGAGAAAACAGGAAAACTGACGATTGATAAAAAGCATACGGGATCAACCATGTATGACTACGAAATAGTATCCGGTTCAACTTACGCTCTCGATCAGAAATCACAACAGGATAACTTGCTTGCTATGCTTCAGCTTTTCATAGCTAATCCCCAGCAGGGACAAATGTTGATGCAGCTTCTTGATCAGCAGGGGTACACCGTAAAGATAGGCGAGATGTTTAAAAGGATGGTAAGTAATTCTGGTATTCAGGATTGGGACAAAATAGTGGTTGAGAAAACACCGCAGGAACAGACAGACGATATCTTAAACCAGCATAAACAGCAATTTGATATGGCTATGCAACAGGTAACGGGTGGAGGAATGGGCGCTACACCTCCCGTCCAGGTACAGGATGTAGCGATGCAGACGCAAGGCGCGCCCGCAAATCCGGTAATACCAAAGAATATGGGTCAAATGGGAGTATAGGCTAAGTATGGCTACAAAAAAGACAGCAATCCGGCCTGACTTTTTTGCTAATTTTGAAAGTTTAAAAAGGAATAAGGAAGCAGAAAGGGCGGGGGTAACACCTGAAGAGCAGGCTTTATATTCCATGTCTTTGACTGAGGGTTGGAAGCTCTTTAACAATACGGCAGATAAGCTCATGGATGAACTGCAAACCATAAATGACAGCGCGGTTGCCAATGGAGCCGCTTATGAGGAGCTTGGAAAAAACACCGTTGTTATTTCTATTGCAAAAGGAATAGTAAGGCGTCTTATAAATTTTGTTGAAGACGCAAAGAGCGCAAGTGAACAATCAAAAGGAACAACAGGAGGAACTTAATGAAACGGTTAATTTTTCAAAACCTGCTTACACGTTTACGCCGGGTAATCATATTTATAGACAGCAAGGCTATTACTTGGTGTGTAAAAGCTGTGATCTTCAACATGCGGTTTGGATTGGGGCTTCTAAAATTATGGTTGGTGTTGACGAAAAGGGGATACCGATTCTCAAGACTCGCAAAAGTTTAGGAATGTGATGTTGAACGGATAAACAAGTTTATTGTTTGTCTGGGTAACCTCATACTACCTACAGGTATGTACGAAGGGAGGCCATCATGACAGATGAGCCAAAAGGCGTAATTAAAAACGCTGAAGAGGAAATCAGCGAGCCTGCCACGCCAGCAGACGAACCAAAAACACCTGAGGAACCGGAAGTTCCTGCTGAACCATCTGAACCGACGGGCGAGGAGGGACAGGAAGAATCTACGGGTGAAACAGGGGAAAGCTCTAAAAAAGGAGTAAATGCAAGGATTAGGGAGCTTAATGCCGCCAAAAAAGCGGCAGAGGAGAAAGCCAATAGTCTTGAGGTGAGACTTGCGGAACTTACAGGCCAAGTAGGCCAGCAGGTGCCACAGGCGCCATATCAGCCGCAAATCGAACCGGGAGTCGAATATAGTCCTGACCAATTCAAACAGGAGGTTGTGAAAAGCGCCGTATCAGCGGCAACGATCATAGCCAGACAGTCTGAAGCGGTCAACAGGATCAATAACGAAGCCCAGCAGGTCTTGAAAGCCTATCCTGAACTTGATCCCGATAGTGACTCTTTTGACAAGGAGATTTCTGAAAGTGTAACTGAGGCTACTCTTGCTTATGTCAGGAATGAGCCTTACACGGCATCACCGAAAAAGTTTGTGGATAAGATGATGAAACCCTATAGACGGGCAGTTACCAAGGAAGTCGGCAAGGTGAGTGAGAATATAGCAAGGCAAGTATCACAAGCCGCCCAAAGACCGACATCCGTATCCACAGGAGGGAAAAAGTCTGACGATGAACTATCTATCAAAGAACTTGAAGATAAATACGGAATTGTACAGACATAAGAACCTTGCACTTAAATAGACTTATTTAGAAGGGAGAGTGAGAAAAAGTACTTGACTAAGGGCAGTAATGAGGCTATTATAGGGTTATGCCATATGCAGATCCTATAAAGCGAAAAGAATATGCTAGAAGTAGGAATCCTTTAAGAAGGGCTTATTGGAGAGAATACGCAAGAAAACATAGAAAAAAAGGTATAAGTATAGGATATAAAGCAGAAGAATTTGCTCTAAAGATATTAAAGGATTCTAAAAGAATATATCGTCCAGTAGATTTAAGTTGGGAAGGAAAACTTGTAGAAGTTAAAACAGCAATTAAAAGATTATACGATACAGGTTTTAGAAAAGGAAAAACATACCACTGGAAGTTTTACTTAAAGCAATTAAGAAAAACAGATTTATTTTTGATAATACTTCAGGATAAAAACAAACGAGTAGAAAAAGTCTTTTTGATTCCTGATAGTATATTTAAAAGTAAAAATTTAAAAATTGCTGAAAGTAAGATAGGATTATATTCAAACTTCGAAATAACCTTATAATAGCCTCATTTACCGCTATAAATCAAGGAAATAAAAATGGCCGTAGTTGGATCAGGAATCGGTGGTGTTAGCAACGATAACGTATCAGGCGGAACATTAGCACCGGGAGTGGCTACCTATTACGAGAAAGTCTTTTTAGCACGAGCTAAATATGCACTTATCTTAAAAGAGGGAGCACAAATCCGGACTCATCCAGCCAATGAGGGAAGAACAGTAAACTTTACCCGATTGAATAATATCGGTATTGTGACAACTCCTCTTGGTGAGCTTTCTAATCCTGTTACCTGTCCTATAAACCTTTCGACTGTGTCTATGACACTTTCTGAATACGGTTTGACAACCTATACATCACGCTTTGGATCATTGGTGTCTATTGATGCCAATATGAAAGAGCAGATTGCGGGTGTCGGGCAGAACATGGGAGAAACTTTGAACCGTTTGACCGGAATTGAGCTGCGTGATGGTGCTACTTCCTATTTTGGAAACGATCATTCAGTATCTACGTTTACCGCAGGTGATACTCTGGATGCCTGTGACATCAGAATGATGGTACGGACACTGGAGTTAAACAAAGCGATGAGGTATACGGACGGATTTTTCCTAGCTAAGTCCGATCCTTATAACAAGATTAACCTGATTGCGGATTCCACATGGGTAACCGCAAAACAGTATTCTGACATTAAGGATTTGTACTTGGGAGAAATGGGTGAGCTTTACGGGGTCAGATGGCTTCTGAATATTGATGTTCTTTCCGGTACGGAGGCAGCTTCTACCGCATCTTCGGGTGTGACTAGATTCTATACTTTTGTACATGGAAGAGACGCTTTTGGATGCTATGATTTGGAGAAAGACGCACCTAAATTGTATCTTCTGCCTAACGCAGTTGATACAAATTCTCCGGCAGGGAGAGTATCAGTTATCTCATGGGCGGGAAGCTATGCGACAAAAATACTAAACAAAGATTGGGCGATTTCAGCGAGATTTGCCGCAGTTTAAGTTGTTTGGGGGGGGTTTCTTTATTCTCTCCCCAAATAAAGGAAACAACTTATGGATACAAGAATTTACGATAGAGAAGAAATAGGTAAGGCTAGGGATAATGCCCAAAACTCTGAATTCAGGCGACATTATGATAAGTTGCTTTCAAAGGTAAGAAACGAAGGCAAGGAAGTCAACAGGCTAAGGGAGAACCTTATTAAATCTGTCAGGGGAAGTGATATACGAGCGGTTAATTACTATCAGGAGAAGATATTGAAACATGGACGCTGATGACAATATATTTCGGACTAAAGCAGAACCGGAAGCACTAGCGGAAGAAAAATTACCTGAAGGTAAGACTCCTGATATTACGCCAGTAGATGATAAAGTTGAAGTACCTTTTTTAGATTACCATAGGGAAAAGGGTAAACCGTTTTTAGTAGATTTTTATGATTTAGGGATGCATTGGGATGATCCAAGAGGAGGATTTGCAGAGGAAGTGGAGATTATACAGAAATTTCTTGATAGGAAAATTAAGAATGGAGATATAGCAAATAGTCAGGAGGCGATAAAAGCAGAATTGTCACAGATAGAGGAAATAAACAATTTGAAAAACGAGTTTAGAAAGATTGTCAAGATGGGGATTATGGCAGCTTATACGAAGTTCCTTCTCGAGACAGAGGGAGTGAAAATAAAAGCTAAGAAATATGGCAATTACTAGATCAAAAAATCAGGCTAAACGTAGTGAGCAGAATATTTTAGTAGCTTCATATGATGAGGATTACGATGTACTTGCTGTTGAGTTGTTGGGGGAAGATACTAGTCAACTTCGTAAATTACAGTCTGATTCAAGCGGATTTCTAAAAGTAAATGTTGCAGCAGGAGGGGCAGGTGATGGTGCGATATTAGATGGTGTAACTTCTTCAATCAAAGCAACTGTTCTTGATTACACAAATTCAAATCCTTTAGCAGTAAGGCTTACGGATACGGCAGGTGATTATGTGGGTGCCGGGGCCGGTACACAATACACCGAAGATGCGGCAGCAGCAGCAAATCCGGTCGGGACTGCCGTAAATTTGATTAGAACGGATACTCCTGCAACACAAGTAACAACAGATGGAGATAATGTGGCTCAAAGAGGTACAAACTATGGTGCGGCTTATGTTCAATTAGTTACTTCAGCAGGAGCGTATATAGATTCAGTCGGAGGTGGCACACAGTACGCCGTAGATGCTGCTTTGGGGGCAACACCGACTGGAACTCTAGCTATAGCCATTCGAGATGATGCTTTAAGCGCTCTTACTCCAGTGGAAGGTGATGCGATAGGACTTCGTGTTGATGCAAACGGAGCTTTATGGGTTATTCCTTCAGGAACAACTATTGTTTCTGCAACCAATCTGGATATCAGGGATATTGACGCTGCCACAGATGATATAAGTATTTACGGATCTGTAGGATTACTCCAACAGGCGGTAGGTGGCGATCTCAAAGTTACTCTTGATAGTGAATCGGTGGCGGTAACGGGCACTTTTTGGCAGGCAACTCAACCTGTTTCGATAGCCGCCGCTGTTGCCGTAACTCAATCAGGAACGTGGGATGAGGTTGGAATAAATGATAGTGGAAATGCCATAACAGTAGATTGGGCGGGAACAGCTCCACCTATAGGGGCAGGGCTAGAGGCAACCGCTTTAAGAGTAACTATTGCCACAGATTCTACAGGAGTTTTGAGTGTAGATGATAATAGTTCTTCCTTAACAGTAGATAATGCTGGGCTTACGGAATTGGCAGCCGCAATAAACGCTTCAAGTCAAATGGATGTTAATATCGCTGCCAGTGGAGCAACTGTTCCCGTAAGCGGTACTTTTTGGCAAGCGACACAGCCTGTTTCTATCGCTGCTACAGTTGGTGTTGATGTCAGCGATGAGGCAACTAGACTGTTAGGTGTAGTCTATGGATCACAGGGAGCACAAATTCAACAAAAGGTTACTACTAATGATCTTATTGTTACTCTTGATGGAGAGTCAGTAGCAGTCACAGGAACATTTTGGCAAGCAACGCAACCAGTAAGTGGTACAGTTACTGCCAATGCAGGAACAGGAACATTTATTGTAGGAGATGCAGGGGCAATAATAAACCTTGACGCTTCGGGTGATGTCCAAGCAGATATTCTTACAATCGCCGCAGGGGATAACAATATAGGAAATGTAGATATCGTATCGGGAACAATAACCACTGTTTCTACAGTAACAGCTCTAGGAGCCGGAACTACAGGCCCCATGAAAGCAGAGGATGTAGCACACTCAACAGGAGATCAGGGTTTTCCTGCATGGGGAGTTCGTCAGGACACTCCAAATGCTACAGCCGCCGCAAGTAATGATTATCATTATCTAGCAACAGATATGGTAGGCGGGATTCGTAATGCTTTATATGAAACTGACTTTGCAGTTTTAGGAACTAATCATGTTAAGAAATACTATGCAAATACTGGTGCAGTAACAGATGGAATTGTCTGGAGTCCGGCGGCAGGTAAAAGGTGGTATATAACCGATATATTTGTAGGAATTTCGGCGGCAGCAACAGTTACGTTGGAAGATGATTTAACGGCAGGTGACTCAACAGTTTGGGCAGCAGATTTGGCAGCCAATTCAGGATGGTCACATCATTTCAGTACACCATTATTTTCCGGGGAAGATGCGGTTGATTTAATAGTTACAACTACAGCAGGAAATGTAAAAATCATGGTGGTTGGCTACGAAATATGAAATTCTACTTTTATCATCCTGTTCATTTCGAGGATTGGGACTATAGAAACTCTATTACCACAGGTATCGGCGGTTCTGAAACTTCTCAAGTCGAAATGGCATGGAGATTGGCTAAA